CACGGCTGCGATGACCGGCGACGGGACGCATGAAGGCGCGTTCTCCTACAACCTGGTCAAGCTGTCTAACGCAATCGACCTCAGCGTGATTACCTGATCGCCAGTTGCGATTGACACGAAGCCCGCCGCGTGCGGGCTTTTTCACATTCAAATGGTGCGATACCATGCGGGTTATTGCTAAATCGCACCAATTCATGACTATCGCACCATCAAGGAGCCAACCATGAAGAAGCGCCTCGCCCTCTTGGGAATCTTTCTGTTGTGCCAGCTCGGGCACATCGTCGCATCCGTGTGGATGCTGATTGCCATCCTGTCGAAAAGCCCGCGCGCATGGACCATCGCGCTGGCCTACGACCGCGTGGGCAACGCTGCAACCGGCGGCAGCGACAAGGAGCTGATTACCGAGCGTGCGGCACGGGGTACGAAGGAGGGCAATCGCGGCTGGTGTCTCCTCTGCCGCTTGCTCGATAAGGTCGACCCCAACCACTGCGAAAAGTCGGCCGGCAAGTAATGACCGAAGCACCGACCATCGACGCCGAACAGACGCCGCTGACTCCCGAGGAGTTGGCGCGCTGTCTGTCCGACCCGATGTGGCGGCTGTGCTCCGGCAGGCTGTACAAAATCCTCATCAAGGGCGACGACACGGACGAAGACGACGGGCTCGTGCTCCCGTTCAAGCCGAACCGCGCGCAGCGGCGACTTATCAACAGGCTGTGGCATCGCAACCTCATCCTGAAGGCGCGGCAGCTCGGCTTTACGACCCTGATCGCGATCATGTGGCTCGATCACGCTCTGTTCAACGCGAACAGCCGGTGCGGCATCATCGCGCAGGACCGCGAGGCGGCCGAGATCATCTTTCGCGACAAGGTGAAGTTCGCCTACGAAAACCTGCCGCCGGTACTGCGCGAGGCGATGCCACTCGCCAAGGACAGCGCGACAGAGCTTCTGTTTGCGCACAACAACAGCAGCATCCGCGTCGCGACCTCGATGCGCTCGGGCACGATTCACCGCCTGCACATCTCCGAGTTCGGGAAGATATGCGCCAAGTTCCCGCAGAAGGCGGCCGAAGTCATCACGGGCTCGATACCAGCCGTGCCGAAGTCGGGCATCCTGGTTATCGAGTCGACGGCCGAAGGGCAGGAAGGCGAGTTCTACGACATCTCGAAGCGCGCCGAGGCACTGATGCAAGAGGGCCGCGACCTCACGCCGCGCGACTACCGGTTCCACTTCTACCCGTGGTGGCAGGCGCCCGAGTACCGCCTCGACCCCATGCTCGTGCGCATCACGCCGAAGGACGAGGAGTATTTCGCCCGCGTCGAGGCGCGCATGAAGATCGTGCTCGACCGCGAGCAGCGCGCCTGGTACGTCGCCACGCGCGAGGCCGACTTTTCGAACAACGAGGAGCGTATGTGGCAAGAGTACCCGTCCGACCCCGACGAACCGTTCAAGGTGTCCACCGAGGGCACGTACTACGCGCAGCAGCTCGCGACGACGCGCGCGCAGGGCCGCATCAAGCAACTCATTCCGGTGCTCACTGGCTCGCCGGCCTACACGTTTTGGGACATCGGCGCCAGTGACGGCACCGCGATATGGGTGCTCCAGCACCTTGACAGCGAATGGCGCTGCATACGGTTCAAGGAAGGGTGGGGCGAGCCTTACGCGCACTTCTCGAAGTGGTTGCAGGACACCGGCATCGTGTTCGGCGAGCACTTCCTGCCGCACGACGCGGACCACGTTCGGCAGGGCGAGACGACGAACAAGAGCCCGAAGCAGATGCTCGAAGACCTCATGCCGGGCCAGCGCTTCACCGTGGTCCCGCGCATCGAGGACGTGAATTGGGGCATCCAGCAGACGCGCGACGTGTTCCCGCAGCTTTGGTTCGACGAGACGCACACGAAGGAGGGCATTGTCCACCTGGAGATGTACCGCAAGAAGTGGAACACGCAGCAGAAGCGATGGTCATCGGAGCCGGACAAGACCGGCGGCCACTCGGAGGCGGCCGACGCATTGCGGCAGTTCGCGCAGGCGTACAAGGGCGGACTCATCAACGTTCGGCGCCCGTCGTCGAAGAATGTCAAACCGCGCCGCAAGAGTTGGCGCACAGCCTGAAGGAGAGAGGGATGGAAAAGAGAGTGGTGCAGTACCCGTCGCGGTCGATCGACATCCGCATTACGGAGCCCGACTGCGGCGACCGGCACTTCGCGCGAGGCGTCATCGCGACGCTTCGGCACATCGCAGACAGCATGGAGCGCGACGACAAGAAAGCGTATGAGCGCGGCGGCCACGATACTAGCGGATTCATGGAACCGCAGGGGCAAACGGCCTTCATCACCACGCATGAGGTTACGATCTACCCCGCCGGCAAGAAGCCGCGACCCGCTAAAGACTTGCGCTGCTTTGACATCGAGTGGGCAGCGGCAGACCAACACTACATCCCCGGAGAGAACCATGATTGAAGCAGCCCGCCCCGCAATCGACCTGACCCGCTACGCGTTCGTGCGCGAGCTTGGCGACATCCGCCTCTACGGCACCTGGTACTACGACGCCGAGCTGGACGACGACGAGCCCGCTCTCGTGCTTGTGCCTGCACTGCGTCAAACGCATGGTATTGTGCCGTGCGTTATCGCACTATCCGCTGCGTTTCGCTACACTGACCCGCGACACCTGGCGGCCGTTTCGCTGGAGTTCGCCAAGGCGCTTGGCTTCGAGGACACGGTTATGGCGTCCGCGCACAAGATCGGCGGAATCATCCACGACCACTTGCTCGACCTCATCACGATGCCCGAGAACCCGACCGAGGCTGTTGTCGGCGCAACCGCTAACGTGAGGATCGCCGGCGGCCGGAGTCGCACCATCGAGATTTTGGACTACTTGCCCATCATCCAAGCCTAACCGGAGTTATCCACAATGTTCGACCTGAACGACACCGACGCCACGCGGCTACGGCCCGCCCGCACCGACGAGGCTGACCCGTCGCCGGGCGAACAGCAGGCACTCAAGGCCACGGCCAAGCCGAGCGACCTCGACAGCGAGAAGGCGATCAACCTGCACGCCCGCATCCTCTCCTACTACAGGCGCGAACTCTCGCGGCAGGAAGGTAATCGCTCGGAAATGGCAGTCGATGAGGACTACTATGACAATATTCAGTGGACTCAAGACGACATCGAGGAACTGAACGAGCGCGGGCAGGCGCCGACCGTCTATAACGTCATCTCGCAGAGCGTCAATTGGGTGATCGGCAGCGAGAAGCGCGGGCGCTCCGACTTCAAGGTACTGCCCCGCCGGAAGGACGGCGGCAAGGCGGCAGAGCGCAAGACGTCGCTCCTCAAGTACCTGTCGGACGTGAATCATCTGCCGTTCGAGCGCTCGCGCGCGTTCGAGGAGATGGTGAAGGCCGGTATCGGCTGGCTGGAGTCGCAGATTCAGGACGAGAACGACGGCGAGCCGATTTGGTCCGGTAGCGAGTCGTGGCGAAACATGATTTGGGACAGCGCTTACTGGCGTCTCGACATGGACGACTGCCGCTACCTGTTCCGCGTCAAGTGGGTGGACCTCGACGTTGCAATCGCGCTGTTCCCCGAGCGCAAGGCGCAGCTCGAACGCGCGGCAATGGACAACTTCGATACGTGGGCCGCCGATGACATGGACGGCGACGACCCGATGGACTCGCGCGAGTACGAGAATGAAATCTCGGGTGCGCTCCGCGATGCCGTTGTCTACGCCCGCAAGCGTGTCCGCCTGATCGAAGCATGGTTCCGCGTACCCGAGCGCGTTCAACGCCTGCGTGGTCCGCGTTCGGACTTCCGCGGCGAAATCTACGACGCGAACGACGAGCGCCACCAGCTCGAACTGCAGACCGGCCGCGCCGTGCTCGGCGTATCGCCCTCGATGCGCATGTACTGCGCGATCATGACCACGAAGGACATGATGTGCTACGGGCCGAGCCCGTATCGGCACAACCGCTTCCCGTTCACCCCGATTTGGGGCTATCGCCGCGCCCGCGATGGCATGCCCTACGGCATGGTGCGCGCGCTGCGCGGGATGCAGGACGACGTGAACAAGCGCCTGTCGAAGTCCCTCTACATCCTGTCGACGAACAAGGTCATCATGGACGAGGGCGCCGTCGACGACATCGAGGAGTTCCGCCGCGAGGCAGCACGGCCGGATGCCGTGATCGTGAAGAAGGCCGGCAAGCAGATCGAGCTCAACGTCGACCGCGACCTCGCGCCGGCACACCTTGAACTCGCATCGCGCTCCATCCAGATGATCCAGCAGGTTGGCGGCGTGACGGACGAGCTTCTCGGCCGCACCACGAACGCAGTGTCGGGCGTCGCAGTGCAGAAGCGGCAGGAGCAGGGCAGCATCACCACGAACAAGCTGTTCGACAATCTGCGCCTCGCGTTCCAGCAGCACGGCGAGAAGGAACTGAGCCTGATCGAGCAGTACATGACGGACGAAAAGCAGTTCCGCATCACGAACATGCGCGGCAACCCCGAGTATGTGACGCTGAACGACGGCCTGCCCGAGAACGACATCACGCGCAGCAAGGCGGACTTCATCATCGACGAGGCGGAATGGCGGGCGACCATGCGCCAGGCGGCCGTGGCCGAGTTGACCGAGATGATTGGCGCAATGCCGCCGGAGGTATCGCTCACGATCCTCGATTTGCTCGTGGAGAACATGGACCTGCCGAACCGCGACGAGATCGTGAACCGTATCCGCGCGATCAACGGCCAGAAAGACCCGGACCAGGAGGAACCGACGCCCGAGGAAATGGCCCGCGAGCAGAATGCGCAGAAGCAGCAGCAGTTCAACGATGCCATGTCGATGGCGCAGCTCGAAGAACAGCAGGGCAAGGCCAAGAAGGCGAGCGCGGACGCAGAGAAGTCGATCGCCGAGGCGCAGCGCATCGCCGAAGCATCCGGGCTGGAGGCGAAGAAGGCAATCCGCGAGGGTGTACTTGCAATCAAAGACGCAACGGATGCAGCAACGGCCGTCGCGTTTATGCCAGAATTGGCAGGCTTGTCGGATGGAATACTCCGCGAGGCAGGGTGGCAAGCGCCTGCAACGCCGGAGGGGACCGCCCCGCAAGACATCCCGTACATGCCGAAGACCCTTGTACCCAACGCGGGCGGCGCTGATGGCGGGATGCCTGTGCCTGATGGTGGCGTGCCCAATAGCACCACACCAAATGGTGCGATACCCAACCAACCCATGCAATAGAGGATCGAGAAATGAGCGGAATCGCTGGCTACACCGAGAATGACCTCGACGGGCTGACTCCCGAGGAAATCGAAGCGCTGAAGGAGGATGACGGCGCGAACGACAATACCACGCTCGGCGAGAGCCTGAACGAGGACGGCACGCTCAAGACGGGCGAGGAAAGTGCCAATTCTGGCACTTCGGACGACGACGCAGCAGCAGCAGCGGCAGCGGCAGCAGCAGCGAACACGGGCAAGACGGACGATGCAGCAGCAGCCGCCAAGGTTGACGACGCCGCGACGAAGGTTGAGCAGCCCGCGCAGCGCCCGCAGCCGATCCTGGTTGCCGAGATGCCCGAGAACGTGACCGAGAAGCTGGCCGAAATCGGCAGCAAGAAAGCCGAACTCCTCGACCAGTTCGATAACGGCGACATCACGGCTAAGGAGTATCAGAGTCAGCTCGACGTGCTGAACAAGGACGAGCGCATCATCGAGCGGCAGGTAGCAAGGGCGCAGGACGCCGCCGAGATGAACCAGCAGCAGGAGCGCAATTCGTGGCTGGGGCAGGTTCAGGACTTCACGAACAAGGCACACCCCGAGTACGCGTCGAGCCGTTCGCGCTGGATGGCGCTCGATACGTTCGTGAAGGAGATCGCCAACGACCCCGCGAATGCGCAGCTCACTGGT